ACCGGATGGCCGCGCCCCCAAAAAAGAAAGTGGGCCCCGCGCACTAGTTTGTGTCGGCCAATGAGAGAGGTCCGTCATAGCTTAGTTATTTCATTTTGGTCTTTAAATTGCGTGGTCCCCAAGCTTCAGTCGTTGTCAGTATGTGGGACCCACTTGTAAACGAGTTCCCAGACTCTGTTCATGGTTTTCGTTGTATGCTTGCTATTAAATATTTGCAGGCCGTGGAAGAAACTTACGAGCCCAATACATTGGGCTACGATTTAATTCGTGATCTTATTTGTGTTATTAGGGCCCGTGATTATGTCGAAGCGACCCGGAGATATAATAATTTCCACACCCGTCTCGAAGGTTCGTCGAAGGCTGAACTTCGACAGCCCTTATACCAGCCGTGTTGCTGCCCCCATTGCCCAAGGCACAAGCAGACGTCGATCATGGACGTACAGGCCCATGTATCGAAAGCCCAGGATGTATCGAATGTACAAAAGTCCTGATGTTCCTCGTGGTTGTGAAGGGCCATGTAAGGTCCAGTCGTATGAGCAGAGGGATGATGTCAAGCACACCGGTATTGTTCGTTGTGTTAGTGATGTTACGCGTGGTTCGGGTATTACCCATAGAGTTGGCAAGAGGTTTTGTATTAAGTCGATATATATCTTAGGTAAGATCTGGATGGATGACAATATCAAGAAGCAGAATCATACTAATCAGGTTATGTTTTTCCTTGTTCGTGATAGAAGGCCCTACGGCTCGGCTCCAATGGATTTTGGACAGGTGTTTAATATGTTTGATAATGAGCCCAGTACAGCTACGGTGAAGAATGATTTGAGGGACAGATATCAGGTCATGAGGAAATTTCATTCAACTGTAGTTGGTGGACCCTCTGGATCGAAGGAGCAGGCATTAGTTAAGAGGTTTTTTAGGATTAATAGCCATGTAACTTATAATCATCAGGAGGCAGCTAAGTATGAGAACCATACTGAGAATGCCTTATTATTGTATATGGCATGTACTCATGCGTCTAATCCAGTGTATGCTACTCTTAAGATACGGATCTATTTCTATGATTCGGTCAGTAATTAATAGATATTAAATTTTATTGCATGATTCTCCGTAACTTGGAGGGTATTTACAAGTACATCGTGTAATACATAATCAACTGCTCTAATTATTGCATTAATTGAAATTACACCTAAGGAATCTAAATACTTGAGAACTTGGGTCTTAAATACGGTTAAGAAACGACCAGTCTGAGGGCGTAAGCTCGTCCAGACCTTGAAGTTGAGAAAACATTTGTGAATCCCCAACGCCTTCCTCAGGTTGTGGTTGAACCTTATTTGGAATGATATGATGTCTTGGTTCGTGTTGAATGGCCGGCTGTCGTGGTCGATGATCTTGAAATAGAGGGGATTTTTTATCTCCCAGATAAACACGCCACTCTGTGCTTGAGCTGCAGTGATGAGTTCCCCGGTGCGTAATCCATGGCTGCTACAATTGATATGTATATAATATGAGCAGCCGCAGTCTAGGTCTATGCGCTTACGTCTGACTGCTCTCGTTTTCGCTATGCGGTGTTGGACCTTGATTGGTACTTGTGAAGAGTGGCTCGTGGAGGGTGATGAAGGTGGCATTCTTGAAGGCCCAGTCTTTTAGTGGTGTATTCTTTTCCTCGTCTAGATACTCTTTATACGAGGATGTTGGTCCTGGATTGCAGAGGAAGATAGTGGGAATTCCGCCTTTAATTTGAATGGGCTTCCCGTACTTGGTGTTGCTTTGCCAGTCCCTCTGGGCCCCCATGAACTCCTTAAAGTGCTTCAGGTAGTGCGGATCAACGTCATCAATGACGTTATACCATGCATCATTGGAGTACACTTTTGGACTCAGGTCCAGATGCCCGCATAGGTAATTGTGGGGTCCTAATGACCTGGCCCACATTGTCTTGCCTGTACGACTATCACCCTCTATCACAATACTAATCGGTCTCCAAGGCCGCGCAGCGGCACCCATCACGTTTTCAGCCGCCCAGACTTCAAGTTCTTCCGGAACTTGATTGAAAGAAGAACAAAGAAAAGGAGAAATATAAGGAGCCGGAGGCTCCTGAAAAATCCTATCTAAATTACTAACTAAATTATGATACTGAAAAATAAATTTTTCAGGGAGTTTCTCCCTTATGATTTGCAAAGCAGCGTCTTTACTACCTGCATTTAAGGCATCCGCTGCCGCATCATTAGCTGTCTGCTGACCTCCTCTAGCAGATCTTCCGTCGACCTGAAAAGTACCCCAGTCGATGTAATCACCGTCCTTCTCGATGTAGGACTTGACATCTGATGAGGATTTAGCTCCCTGGAAATTTGGATGGAATTGGGAGGAGCTGGTGGGGTGTTGAAGGTCGAAATGTCTGGGGTTTTTAAATTGGGCTTTACCCTTGAACTGGATGAGAGCATGGAGGTGCAGAGACCCATCCTGGTGTTTTTCCTGGCTAACTCTGATAAATAATTTATCAGATGGGCATTTTATTGCCTTTAATAGCTCAAGAGCTATTTCTTTAGAAAGAGAGCATTTGGGATATGTAAGGAAGATATTTTTAGCTGACACTCTAAAACCTGGTTGACGAGGCATATTGGTGTCTTTCAAAACTCTACGGAATTGGTGTCTTTGGTGTCTCATTTATAGCTGGGACACCAATGGCATTTTGGTAAATTTAGCACCTTTAATTTGAATTTCAAAAGCGGCCATCCGTATAATATT